GATAATTGGTTAATAAAAAATCTACTAACGGGGGTTACAAAACACGGGGTATTCGGAGAAGAGTTTTATGATATAAACAAAAGAATCGTAAGTTTAGATGAACCATTTTTAACGGATGATGCAAGAGAAACTATCACTTCCCTTATTAATGATAATTTAGACCCAGAAGGTAGGTCTTATAAAAACACTATGAAAATGATGATGGAGGACGGACTCTTCCAATTGTTACCCAAATCGGATGACGCTTGGATTAACTTCTTCAACCCATTTCTTAGATTAACAAGAAAAGAAAAAAATAAAAGAACGATTAAAATTAAAAACAATTATGAGTAACTATCAACAAGAAATCACAAAATTTGAGTTTTTACTTAGTTTAGGTGGAAACATTGTGTGTCAAAGATTTTTCAATGTAAAAGATCACGTACCTCAAGCGAGAAGATCTATGGATTTACATTATTATATTAAAAATATTTGTGACGAAATAAGTGATGATTTGAAAATGAAAACTTCCGATTATCTATCCGATAATCAAAATTATTTCCTGAATTCCGAAGTTGTGGAAGATGAGAATGAAAAAGAAAAAGAACACTTTTTACTTGAAATTAAGTTGGGCGACGACGTATTTATTTCTAGGATATTTCCAGCGTACTACTTTCATCCGAAAGTAAGGTACACTGTTGATATTCGTCCAAATTTAAAAAGATTTTTATCGGAATTAACCGATATTTTATCTTCAGAAGATTTGGAAACAGTATATTTGCAGTATCAACTTTAATAAACACACACAAAACAAATTATGCAACAAGAAATAAACTTCGGTTTTTTAGGTTTCTCTTTTCAACAATCGTTAATCAAAGCGGTTGTTGAAGAGAAGAAATTTGGGGAAACCATAATTGACTTTTTAGATAGTAAATATTTCGATAACAACTCGTTTAGATACATCGTAGAAAACATTCGCGAGTTATATAAAGATTATGGTAAGTTACCAGACTACCATACGTTATCACAAAAAATGATGTCTGAGTCGGGATCTAAAGATGTTAATAGAGTACACTTAGATACTTTACAAAATATTAAAGATGATGATAAAGACAGTGCCTTCGTAAAGGACACAGCACTTAATTTTTGTAAACAACAAAATCTTAAAAGAGAATTAAAAAACGTTAATAGTATCATCGAAAGTGGTGCATTCGAATCTTACAATAAGATTGAAGAAATCATCAAGAGAGCTTTACAAGTTGGAGTTAATGATGATGAGGCGGTTGATGTATTCGAAGATATTGATGCGGCGTTAGAAGAGAATTTTAGATTACCAATCCCAACAGGTATTAACGGAATCGACAACTTATTAAAAGGTGGATTAGGTCGTGGAGAATTAGGAGTGGTATTGGCACCGACAGGTACGGGTAAAACAACTTTACTTACAAAATTTGCCAACACCGCATATAATCAAGGTTATAATGTGGTTCAAATATTTTTTGAGGATAACCCTGGTAACATTAAAAGAAAACATTACACTATATGGTCAGGTATCGCACCTGACGACCAACCATCAAACTCTGATGAGGTAAAGAAATTAGTGAAGGAAGCGGAAGAAAGATCGGCGGGAGCGTTAAAATTAATGAAATTCCCATCTGACAACATTACCGTTTCACAAATTAAAAATATTGTTAGAAAAATGAAATCTGACGGTTTTAAAATCGATTTACTTCTTATCGATTACGTGGATTGTATTTCAACTGACAAAAGTGCGAACGGTGAAGAATGGAAAGGTGAGGGTTCAATTATGAGAAGTTTAGAAGCTATGACAAGTGAATTTGATATTGCAATTTGGACCGCAACTCAAGGTAACAGAGAATCAATTTCTTCAGAAGTTGTAACTGGTGACCAAATGGGTGGGTCAATCAAAAAGGCTCAAATTGCTCACGTTATTATGTCTATTGGTAAATCATTAGAACAAAAAGACCAAAACTTGGCAACATTATCACTTCTTAAATCTCGTATTGGTCGAGACGGAGTTGTATTTAACAATTGTAAGTTTAACAATGAGTATTTAGTAATTGATACCGAAACTCAAAATACATTATTAGGTATTGAACAACAAAAAGTTGAGACAAACAAAAACAGAGCCGCAGACGCATTCTTAAGAAGACAAGAATTACTTAACAACAAATAAACAAATATAATATGACGGAGAGAATCTTACAAGACAATCCTGGACGTTTTGTCCTTTTTCCTATCGAACACCACGATTTATGGAAATTTTATAAACAATCAGAGGCGTCTTTTTGGACAGCGGAAGAAATTGACTTAGGTCAAGATGTAACAGATTGGGAAAATAAATTGAACGACGATGAGAAACATTTTGTTAAACACGTTTTAGCGTTTTTCGCGGCGTCTGATGGTATTGTAAATGAAAATTTGGCAATTAATTTCCATAATGAAGTACAATATACCGAAGCTAAATTCTTCTATGGTTTTCAAATTATGATGGAAAACATTCATAGTGAAACATACTCACTTTTGATTGATACCTTAGTAAAAGATAAAGAAGAACAAACATACCTTTTCAATGCGGTTGATACAATACCTGCAGTTAAAAAGAAGGCGGATTGGGCTTTGAAGTGGATTAATTCAGATTCATTTATAGAACGAATAATTGCTTTCGCGGCGGTTGAGGGTATCTTCTTCTCAGGTTCATTCTGTTCAATTTTTTGGTTAAAGAAACGTGGATTAATGCCAGGTTTAACTTTCTCTAACGAATTAATTTCTAGAGATGAAGGTGTTCACTGTGATTTTGCGTGTCATATTTATAATCAACATATTGAAAATAAAATCGACCCAAATAGAATTAAAGAAATTATTTGTGGGGCGTTGGAGATTGAAAAAGAATTTATTCTTGAAGCTTTACCAGTTAGATTAATTGGTATGAATTCAGAATTGATGTCACAATACCTTGAATTCGTTACCGATAGATTATTAGTTTCGTTAGGGGTATCAAAAGTATACAACTCAGAAAACCCATTTGATTTTATGCAAAATATCGCTTTACAGGGTAAAACTAACTTCTTTGAAAAGAGAGTGGCGGAATATCAAAAAGCGGGTGTGAATAATACAACAACTGAAAATCTTGACTCTGCGTTCGGAGATATGGATTTTTAATATTTAATATAGTTTATGAAAGTTAAAAAAAGAGATGGTTCCTTAGAGGAAATGAGATACGATAAAATCACAAGAAGAATTACAGTTTTCTGTGGTGATTTAAATTTAGAATATATTGATCCAACATATGTTACCCTGAAAGTTACTCAGGGTATCTATGATGGTATTACATCTAAGGAGTTGGATGTGTTGGCGGCGGAAACTGCGGCTGCAATGGTTACCACTCACCCAGACTATGCAAAATTAGCGGGTAGATTAGCAGTATCTAATTTACATAAAACAACACCTAAAAAATTCTCCCAATGTATCAAGGAATTGTATTCGTTTGTTGAACCTAAAACGGGTAAAGAATCTTCATTAATTGACGATTCAATTTATCAATTTGTAATGTCTAACAAAGAAGCTTTAGATGGTGCAATTAGACAAGAACGTGATTTAGATTTTGACTATTTTGGTTTTAAAACGTTAGAACGTTCTTACCTTTTGAAAATTGGAGAAAGAATTGTTGAAAGACCACAATATCTTTATATGAGAGTTGCCGTTGGAATCTGTAAGGGTGACATTAATGAGGCACTTCGTATCTACGATGATTTATCTGGACATTTTTACACACACGCAACACCAACATTATTCAATGCGGCAACAAAAAGACCACAAATGTCTTCTTGTTTTTTAATTGGTAATAAGGGAGATGATATTGAAGGTTTGTTCGACACTATCGGAGATGTTGCCAAGATTTCTAAGTGGGCGGGTGGTATTGGATTACACGTACACGATGTTAGAGCTAAGGGTTCATACATTAAAGGGACAGGTGGAGAATCTGACGGATTGTTACCTATGTTAAAAACTTATAATGAAGTGGCTCGTTGGATTAATCAAGGTGGTAAACGTAAAGGTTCATTCGCAATATATCTTGAACCGTGGCACGCTGACATCTTCGAATTTATCGATTTAAGAAAGAATCACGGTAAAGAGGAGTTAAGAGCAAGAGACTTATTCTTGGCTATGTGGACACCTAATTTATTTATGGAGAGAGTAGAACAAGATGGGGATTGGACATTATTCTCACCTGATGAAGCTCCTGGGTTATCTGACGTATATGATTCACCTGAAGATAAAGCGTTTACTCGTTTATATGAACAATATGAACAAGAAGGTAAAGGAAGAAAATCAGTTAAGGCGAGAAAATTAATGGATGCAATCCTTACCGCACAAATTGAAACAGGAACACCTTATATGTTATATAAAGATGCTGCGAATTCTAAATCAAACCAAAAGAATTTAGGTACAATTAAGTCTTCTAACTTATGTACTGAAATTATCGAATACAGTTCACCAACAGAACAGGCAGTTTGTAATTTAGCATCTATTGCATTACCAAAATATATT